CACCACCAGTTGGTGATGTATTTGGACCTGAAGTATTGTTTGATCTGATAGTACCACCAGGAGTCAATGTTCTCTGTGATACCCTTACATTGGTAGTTTGAGGGTATCTTTGAGGTGTACGATATGTCCTTGGTTGTCTATATTGGGCAGGATTTCTTTGAGGAACTGACACCCTAAACGGAATGTTCACTCGGAAAGATCTTCTCTGCCTCAAAGAATACCTTACTCTGAATGATCTAGGTTGCCTTACTCTGAACGATCTCCTCTGTCTAGCAGATCTAGGTTGTCTAAAGTTACGAGGTTGACGGAAACTTCTTCTCTGTCTACCAGATACAGGTCTCCTAAACTGCCTTCTTTGTCTCCACCAACTTACTCTAGGTTGTCTTCTATTTGCTCTTCTTGGAATTCTATCATTTCTCCTTCTTCTACCCCATCTTCTTCTCGGTGTTCTGTCATTATTTCGTATACCAGCACGCCAAGATTGACCAATCGGGTTTCTCCATCTTCCACCATCAACACGGAAACTGAATGGTCTTCGTGATCTTAATGGAACACGAAAAGGAACAGGAACTCTAAAGTTAAATGGGTTTCGTGATCTTGATGGATATCTAACTCTAAAGTTTCTTGGTTGTCTTTGTCTAAAAGGAACTCTTTGTCTTCGTGGTTGTCTATAGTTACGAGGTTGTCTTACATTGCTTGGTTGTCTAAAGTTAATAATTACACGATTATTGATCTGTGTTCTTGTAATTGCTCTAATATTATATCCACGTGGTTGTCTATTAGGAGTTCTAAATGGTGATGAACCAGCAGAAGATCTATATGAATTTGGGTTACTTCCAGCATTATGTGTATGTGCTGGTAATTGATCTGTAGTAAGTGTTGTTGGTCCTGCTGATCCTGCAAATATTGTTGATACAGTACCACTAGCACCATCATCATCTAAAATAGAACTCCAGGAATTTGATCCACCAGTACCACCACCTGATCCACTAACAACCCTTAAACCTTTATTATTTTGAGAATTATCTTGTGTCCATCCTGAAGGTGCAGATGCTTGATAAAATACCATTTCGGAATCACCTGGGATGATTCCGTAATATGAATTTAATTGAGTGTTATTACCAAATGTAATACCATCTACCTGTAGAATTGCCATTTATGATACCTCAGATAATCTTACTGGAAACGACAAATAATGACATCAATATATTGAACTCTAAGGTCAATAGATCCACTATATGGTGATGACGAACCAGAGAATGGGTGAGTATGTGATTGACCACCACCAGTTGGTGATGTTGCTGGAGCACTATCATTTACAGCACGTCCACCAATACCAGGAGATCCAGGACTTACATTAACCGAAGAACCTGCCCTGTGTGTATGTCCAGGAATTTGTTGAACTGTAAGAGTTGTAGCAGATACAGTACCAGTAGCAGTTACACTTCCACTAATAGGACGAGTAGATGATGGAAAAATTGTAGAAAAAGGTTGACCACCAGGACCATTTACACCACCAGATCCAAATGATCCAGAAGTTCCAGATGCAGCATTTACAACTCTAAGTGCTTTGTTATTATGCGTATTAACTTGCGTCCAACCATTAGGTGCAGACGTTTGATAAAATACTGCCACACTATTTTGCGGAATAATACCATACTTAGAAATAAGAGTGGTACTATCACTAAATTGTATGCCAGACGTTTGGAGAATAGACATATAATACCAATTACTGACGACGTTAAGCTAGTATTATTTATCCAATATTAAATGCTATGGAAATTCGGTCATCTTCACTAAAATGAGGAGTTACATAATGTGCTACAGTTGAGGGCATCAAATACAAAACATTTTCCTCAGGTTGGATTGACCATTCACAATTATTGGGTATATCAGCAAAGCAAGCATTATGATTTGATGGGTCTGTTCTTAATAAAGTAAGAACACCTTCCTGATCTTTCAAATTTTTTGGAATCTTTGGGTAATAAATTCCAATTACAGTACAACCTGGATGAGTATGAACTACGTTATATCCTTTTCCTCGATTGATATTCATCCACCATCCAATTTGATTATCATCCACTCGATATTCACCACCAAAATCTTCTACCATTTCGTTTGTCATATCAATGACATTTCTTGCTAGATTTTGAATTGCAGGAGTTGTTGTTCTTTTGATTGTTGCCAATTCATAAACCTGACTCTGCCAACCATCACCAAAATTGGATTTTTTTACTCCATTTGGATATCTTCTCTGTAAATCATAACACTCTCCAACAATAGTCTGAAGATCAGCATCTAAATGAAAAGTATACAATGGTGTAATAAAAAGATCTTCACGACCTTTATCTTTAATAACAATTTCTTCAAAGTCACCATCTGTAGGTGATATTTCAGGTCTAAATCTGTGCATCAATCTTCCTCCGCATCATCATTTTTCATGAAGAAAACTTGATTTATTCTGAATTTTGCGTCACTATAATGATCTCCAAAATAATTATCACCAGTTAGGTTCATACTATGATAATAGTAAGATCCTTCAAACATCACAAATCGATTAAACTTTGCTCGAAAACTAAAAACAATTTCCCATAGATTTTTAGGTGTCCATGGAATTGCATGTTCATCTCTTACACCATCATTTTCATCTAAAGGTAATAGTTCTGGATCATCAGTAATCAACGGTTTGTATATGTTAGTTCCGATTTCATCTTCAGTGCCAAAATAACAAATACCATTATATCCTCCGTCATGATGAGGCCACCAATAATGAGTTTCGTATGGATTCTCCTTTACTCTTGAAAATCTGCTAAAGTTAGTAACAACTTCATCATCTAAAGGTTCTTGATCACAAAGATCTGCTATTTTATCGTACAGAGGTATCATTCCAGGATGAGGCATCATATGCCTACGATCTTCAAAATACTTGGTATTAAGTGTACCTCTGCCTAAATCCCATTCAGGACCAACTTTCCACAATGGTGGAACTTCAGATAAAAGATATTGATATACTTCTAATGGTTTTTTGTAGAAATTATCCATCCAAAAAATATTAGATACTTTATCACCATCAGCAAATTCAATGATTTTCATATTAGAAAAATCATTAGTTTCAAATAATGTTGGATCTTCTGCCCAATTCATGTGAATATCTCCTGTATTTTATTATCATCTAAACAAAATCCAAATACCCAGAGTATTCTTGGAGTAATACCTTTTGTCGATGTTACTTCATGATGAATTTCTGAAACTTGATATACCAATAAATCTTTAGGATTTACATCAGTATATTCTACACCACCTATGATAGTATGTCCACCCTCTTCTGCCTGTTGAGTAATAGCATTAAAGTGAATTGTTTTTGTATTGGGATAATAAGTGGGATCAATATGCTTTTCTATCTTTCCACCATCATATCCAATTCCATTTACAATCCCATGACTATATGATGGTGGACTTTTATAGTTTTCTAGATGAAAATAATTGATAATTCTTTGTCTGACTTTATGTGCAACTTCAGGATAATTTATATTGGGAGCAACTTCTTCATTTGGAAATCTAGTTGTAAATCTTGTTCCAGGATTATTTCGATCCATACAAGCATCTTCAAAATATTCCTGATGCCTATTATTAAGAGTCCGCTGATTAAGTGCGTTTACATCATCTCCGAATAAAAAATTGCGAAGAATAAATGATTTACACGTCATCAGTACAGTATTCTCCACAACCCTTTTCTTCATCCTCAAATGCAAACGATTCATATTCTGCTATTAGATTGAATGAAAGGATAATTCTATCCATGTCACTTTCATTCGGTGCTGTATAATGAAGAACATATGAGGGGAAAAATATAATTGAACCCTCTCTAACTCCAGGTGGAACTGTATTACATATTTCAGTATCTGCCAGATTAGGATTTAAGAATACTGTGGGAGTATGATGTTTTGGATCAAATTGTATGAAGCAAACAGCACTCCATCCTTGACATCCATGATTATGAACTTGATGAAATTTTCTAGTTTTTGCTCTCTCAAACCAAGATGTGCATACTTCAACACCACATTCAAAGGTATCAGCAAGAGTTTCTAATTCTCCTTTAAAGATTTCAGAAATATCTTGATCATAGGTTTCTCCAGTGTCATGATTATAGTGATAATCAGTTTCTACATCTAGAGAACTTTCAGAACCTGTAGCAATCTTAAATTTTTCTTTTTCAGAACTTCTTTTTTCATACATTTCAAGAAGTGCAGCTTTTTTCTCTGCCCAATCTTCTACTTTAAGATGTAGAAGTGGAACAGAAAACATGGGAATTAAATACTCAGAGTGTCCTTCTGGAACTTCTGTGTATAAATGAAAGTTTGACATCGCATTTCACTTTTTGAGTTTTTTCTTATACTTCTTTTGCAATTTTAACACTACATCAAGTGCTGTGTCAAATTTGCGATATACTTTTCCCGTTGGTATTCCTTCAATGATAGTAGTATATTTTTCTTTCTTACCTGCCATCGGAATCACAACAAAGTTTCCATCATCTGAGCAGTATTGATTGCGAAAATCAGGTTCTAGCAGTGATGAGTTATTATATGTATACTTCATTGATCACCCCAGTTTTCCATCCATTCATCTAAAGTATATCCTTCACCCGTACTAGTTTCTTCTACCAACTCTTCTAAAGTCATTTCTATCAAATCCTCACGGTATTCTTCAGTTGTTTGATCATTTTCTGGATCAAAATCATCATGGCAAAGATAGTCCCATTCTGCACATAGTGCATCGATAAGTTGTGCTTTAGTGTAATTCATCGTTTGATTGTAGAAACAGCAGCACCACCTTGCTCAAACACAATGTCAACAACCTTCTGAACTTTCTCAGCAGTTTGAATGCCAACTTTGTTGTATGTTGGAATGCAAACTAGACCGAAAGATTTGGTATATTCACTGAGTTTACCAGGAATAATCGTACCATTGCGAAGACCTGCTGCATCATCTTTGTGCAATCTGATCACACGTCCGATAGTTTGACTGATGCCAATGTAGTCCATGGACCGCATAAAGATAACTGCATTCAGACCAGAGACATTGATACCTTCTGAGAGGATGCTGTGATGAAGCACAACAAACTTTTTAGCATCATCACGACCCCATGCACTCAGAGTCTCAAAGAACACCTCACGATTGACTTTACGACCATCAATGATTGCACCAGTTTTTGCTGTGATATACATGTAAGAATAACCACGCAATTGCAATTGGAAAGTAAAGTCAGACTGACCAATAAGATTGATGATATTTTTTGTAGACTTGGAGCAGATCAGTGCTTTGTCTGCACCATTCTCATCAATAGTTTTGATCAGATGAACAGAATCTCTTGCGGGAACATCCATGAACATGTTTGCATTATCAAGGTGATTCACAACAACCTTAGGGGGAATAATGAAACCATTGTTGACAAGTTCAGGTGCAGGAACCTGACAGATCACATTACCATAAACCTCAGTATCATTCATTCCTGGTTTGAAAACTGTAGCACTATGCTTAGGAGTAGCAGTAAAATAGTAGCAACGATCAGCATTGTGGGAAAAGAACTCAGTAGCAGGGAAAAAGTTACGTTGCACACTGTTATGTGCTTCATCAAAATAAATGTTGTTCACCTCAATATCTGCCTCCATGACACGATGGAGAGAATGATATGTGGTAAAAATAATAACATTCTCACCCATGCTACGAGCACAACCAGCAAAAAGGTGAATCTTTTCTGTTTTGGTGCTGCTGTAATACTGAGTCTCACCACTGTGAACGTGCATCACATGCAAATATGGATCACTGTTATGAGGATCAATAACCTCCATAAATTCAGAACACAGTTGCTCTGCCAGCAGAATACGAGGAGCAACAACAACAGTCGTCACACCAGTGTTGCAACTATCCATGGAAGATTTAGCATCTTCAATCATACAAATAGTCTTACCACCACCAGTCGGGACAATCACTTGACCTTTGCTGTGATTCTGCATTGCCTCAACAGATTTCTTCTGATGTGGTCGAAGAGTGATGGTCAAGTGCTGCCCCTGTCAATGAATATAATATAAAGCACCCCAACCCTAAAGTCAAGGTGCTTGTGACAGTTTACAAATTGGATTTACCAGAGTACCTTAATGGTTTCCTGCTGCTTAAAATATAGTTTTACATACGACTTAAGTGTATTCCGTAAAATTTCTACATCTTCAATTTTATCAATTTCTCTTGACAATTTTTCATATTCAAAAGATTTTGATGGGGTTTCTAATGATATTTCAGAGGGGTCCATTGATACTCCTTATAGTATACCACAAGTATATAGACTATTTCAGGTATTGTCAAATACCTTAATATAGCCCTCCTGATCAACCTCCACAAAGGTA